TTGAGGCCGAGAATGATTTGGAGCGTGAAAAAGCGTGGCTCAAGCCTCTTGAGATCACCGGCGGAGTTGACCCCGCGATATCAGAAAGCGAGTCGGCCGATGAGTTCACTTTTTACACATTTGGATATGACCCAGTCACAAAAAATGAATACATGCTTGATTTGGTTATTTTAAAAACCAGCGATCCGGCCGAACAAGTGAGGGCGATTGCTGACGGTATAGAAAAATGGAGGCATAATATTGTCGGCGTAGAAGCGGTGCAATATCAAAAAGGACTGCAAAAACTTGTCCAGTCAGAATTGCAGGCGCGCAGGATTTACGGCGTGACTATCCGGGCGATAAAAACTGATAAGGATAAAATAAGAAGAGCGCGCATCCATAGTGTCGCGTTTGAGGCTGGTTTTATCCAATTGCGCACGGATCATCCGAACGGGGAAAAGATGCGTGATCAAATTCTTGAATTCCCACTTGGATTACACGACGACCGTTTCGATGCTTTAATGTTAGCGCGTGAAGCAAGACAGAAACCAAAGGCTCGGGCATTTGCTAAAAAGCCAAATGGGTTTTAAAATGAAAATAACTAATAAGCTTTAAAAATTATGTTAAAATTTCCACCCGCAAAAGATATCCAACGCTTAAACGATTACGAAACAAACGAAAAGATTTTTTTGGGCGAGCATTTTGATGCTTTCAACATCATTACCGGTGGAGAATTTAAAGCCGAACTCAGCAAACTCGATCGATTGAGATATGTGGCGGTCAATTTCGGTGGCATGATTTCAAAGCTTTCGGCCGACATGTTGTTTGAGGAGTTTCCAAAAATAACCATGCCGGAGCAAGACGAATTTATCCAAGAACTTATCGAGTCAAATAATTTAAAGACTCAATTTTATGAGTCAGCTCTAGAAAACAGTTATCGAGGCGATGCCATTTTCCAGGTCAGCGGGCTGGACAAAAAAGTCATCATTGAGGATTTGAACCCGGGGACATATTTTGCCGAATATGATGAAAGCAATGTGAGACGCGAGCCGAAGTCACACAATTTCGCATGGAAAGTCGGTATTGGTGGACTCAACGCCTTGACGGGGAGTCAACGATTGGGAATGTTTTTGAAAAAGCACTTGAAAGGGTCAATTGAATATCGCCTTTATGAGATAGACAGCGCCGGGACAGTACTCGGAGAACTCACACCAATTTCGGCTTATTTTCCGGATATCGTCAACCCCATTGAAAAAACAAATGTAGATGACTTTTTAGTCGTGCATGTTCCAAACTATCGCGTCAATTCGCGCTTTTATGGTATTTCGGATTATAAAGACCTTATTTCCCTATTCACCGCAATTGAAAATCGCGTCACCAAAGTGGACAATATTTTGGATAAGCACGGCGATCCTATTTTAGCGGTGCCGGAGGGAGTTTTGGACGAAGAGGGCAATGTCAACAAAAAGAGTTTCGGAGTGATCGAAGTGCCAACGGATGCCGGGAGCGGACAAAAGCCGGAATATATCGTTTGGGATGCCAACCTCGACAGCGCTTTCAAGGAGATTGACAAATTGGTTGAGTTTTTATTTATGACATCCGAGACATCTCAAGCGGCTTTTGGGCTAGATACTCAAGGCGCCGCAGAAAGTGGCCGGGCTTTAAAATATAAGCTTTTGCGCACCATCGCCAAGAAGCACAGAAAAGAATTATATTATGATGTGGCAATCAAAAAACTTTTGAGCGTTGCTTGCAAATTTGCCAAGGCCAACAACTTTACTGCCGGAGATTTAGCATGGAGCGGCGAGATTGGAAAGGTACAGATTGAATGGCAAGACGGCATCATCAACGATGCGATTGAAACACTTGAAATTGAAGAGAAAAAGCAAGCGATGGGGATATCCTCGGATGTTGATATCATCCAGCGTGTTGAGGGTATTAGCGAAAGCGACGCCGAGGAAAAGGTGGCCAAAATTCAGAAACAAAAAAAGGACGCGATGCCATCATTTGCGGTCAACCCTTTCAACAAAAAAGATCCAGCGAATAATCAAGATGGTCAAATATAATTATGGCAAAAAATCCGCAGGGAATTGTGCCATCGGATGCCAGCGTTTCGCTTTTCGATAAAATAATCGGCAAGACTTATTCGGATATTTACTCGACACTCGAAAAGGCCAACCCGGTTGATAAATTCCGCACTCAACAAACTCTTAATCAAATCAAAGGAATATTAAACCAAGCGAATGAGGCAACTCAAGCTTGGGTTAAGGTAAATATCCCCGGCTTTTACGAAAAGGGGATGTTTGAGACTGTCAAAGGATTGAACGCCCGAGGCAGCTCAATCAATATCGACAATTCATTTGCTAATTTTCACAAAGAAGCGATCGAGGCTTTGAGCCGTCAAACATATGCAACTATCGCCGGAGGGATGGCTGGGGTGCAGAATATGGCGAATGTGATGATTAGCAATGCCACTCGACAGGGCGTTTTGGACAAGATTATTAAAGGGCAAATCACTGGCGACACTCGAAAGGCGGTGCAAAAAAGCATTGCGGATGAGTTGAAAAAATCAGGATTGACCGCGCTAGTCGATAGAAGTGGCCGGACTTGGGACTTGAACCGATACGGCGACATGCTAGCCCGAACATCCTTGACGCAGGCTCACAACAGCGGACTCACCAACCGAATGGCGGCCGGTGGGTATGATTTGGTTATGGTTTCTAGCCATTACACCTCATGTGATAATTGCGCCCCGTGGCAAGCGCAGGTTTTGTCATTGACTGGATCAACGCCGGGATTTGATACTTTATCAAAGGCAGAGGGCGCCGGACTTTTCCACCCGAATTGTCGCCACACCTATTCGCCGTACCACAACGAATACTTGGACAAGTCGCAGGTTTGGGACACTGAGCAACAAAAATATGTCAGCATGGATGAAATGAAAGCGAATAATTTTTATAGGCAGCAATTTGAGGTTGTGAGCAAAAGCGAGTCGAAACTGATGGATTATGGGAAGCCAAGCTATATGAAAACTGAGTTGCATGCCTCGACCATCGGTATGAAAAAAACCTATGCCGATATGCCAAATTTAGTGTTGGATGGTAGCCAAGTTTTGCCGAATAATTTGACCGTCCACATCATTGACGACATGGGCAGAAAAATTGAAAGAGCCTATTCCGAATTATCAGACCGGAGCATATTGGATAAAATGCACAGCACGCTGGACGCCAAGCAATATAAAACCCTCGAGGATTTACATGCTGATTTGGCGATCACCGCAAAATCATTGGGCGTCCCGGCTGATCCGTTCGCGGCGAGATTGGCAAATGTTGAAAGCGTATTTTTGAACCCTACAAAAGCGAAGATTGAAAAGTTGGTGGTGCTTGACCCTAAAACAGGCAGCGCCGTTTTTTCGACATCCGGTTTCAAATCTCAAGTCAAAATCCCGAGCGATGTTTGGTCAAAATTCAAAGACAATATCATGGCGCATAATCATCCCAACGGCTCGAGCTTTAGTTTGAATGATATGTTGACGGCCAGTAAGCTGAATGTGTCTAAAATCAGGGCGGTTGGTGATAAGGCCAGCTATGAGTTGGTCAGACCTGTCGGAGGTTGGAACGCCAGCCCGAACGAGATCCGCAAGATGTACCAAATAGCTGCCGATGATATCCAAAAACGATTGCCGGAAGTTATAGCCGGGGCAACGACTGAATTAGCGCAAAGGCAAGCGATCGCGCACGCCATCGTCGAGCAGACATCCGGAGCGCTTGGATGGGAATATAAAAAACTTTAAATATTATGAATATGGACATTTTAGTCATGGATGATGAGACACAAGCATCAAACCCACTCAAAAAAAAGATAGTTTTGCCTAAGTGGATTGATGCACCGATTCCCGGAAAGCCGGAGACTTTTGACGAGGCAAAATCAGAATATAATAATTTATTGGAAAAAATAGGAATCACAGATTTTAAAGATTGCGTCGATGCGATAGATAGTGAAAGCAAGGAAAAGATGTTGGCAGTTGCTAAAACGCTCGATGGCCAACCGGAAATTCAAAGGGCAATGAGACTATTGGCGGGTTATTTATAATTTATTTGCTGTTGTTCTTTTTTAATTCAAGGAGATGCCGATGATACGAAGAATTATTTGCGCCGACTGCCGAATGTTACTGGGGTGCGAGGTTACAGACCGGATATCCCGGACGATGTACTGTAAAGATTGTGACGGGGTTAATTGCCAACCGGCAACCGTTCCGTCATCCGTCGCATTGTGCGACAAATGCCGAGGCATATTAAAACAACACGTGAGGTATTGGAATGAAGATGCGAAAACCGATGGTAATGGTTTCTAAAATTCTATGCCTGGACTGCTCATACAACCCTCCCTGCGGCCGTAAGCCCTGCAAAGAGTGCAAGGCCTACTACCCAAGGGAGGAATTGGAAAAAGATGTTGCAAAATCGAGAAAGGAGAAAAGATGAAAATAGAATATGATGACACTGGCGTCAAAATTCATTTCACTCCGGACGAAACCGCATTGGGTGTTACACTCTTGCAGATGACGGCCGACCTGCTGGAAGATTTGAAAAATTTACCGGAGTCCAGGGAAGTCCGGCAGATGGCTTGGCGTATCGAAGATAAAGAAGCGTTGATCGGACATTCTTAACGGGTAAAACATACCCGCGCCTGCTTAGTCCTTATCCAGGGCGAAGCCACCAATATGGTAAAACATACCGGACTGGCGTTTTCTGGGGATTTCACGATAAAAATCCCCGACCATTTAACTTTGTAATCAACTAATTTTAAAAAAATGGATGTACTAACAGGTATATTTTTTGGTTCTCTGGTTGTTTTTATGGTGTATCTTATCGAAAAATCGTGATATTTAAAGACATAAATAATCCAAAAAATGATGAAATGTTCAGATTCATCTTCATAATCGTCGCGATATTTTGGGTGATCGCATCCATTATTGTGGCCAAGACGATATTTTTATTTTTTTTTAATTAAGCGAATAAAATAGTTTTGGGGTTAGCCCGCTCCCCCGGCTCTTGAGTATCATAAAAACATCAAAAACACGAGAGGGGATTGTGAAATTGGCAAAAAATGAAAAAGGCTTATTTGAGCCAAAAACGCAATCCCCTGCCCTATCGTATGCCTCTCTTTTTTTATATTATCGGCCTATGCAGTAAAAAATAGATATATCTATTATT